TCGTCGACGGGGAATTCCATTCAACATCACCAGGGAAGACCTACCCGTTCCCGAGTTCTGCCCGGTTCTCGGCATAAAGCTAGAACGACCAAAAGGCGCGCGGCAGAACAACTCACCCTCTGTCGATCGAATCATTCCCGCCAAAGGCTACGTGAAGGGGAATGTTGCGATCATCAGTTGGCTGGCCAACCGTCTCAAATCAAACTGCGACCAACCAGAAGTCTTTGAGGCCATTGCGGCCTATATGCGACGGACAACGGATGCCACAGCAACGCATCGACCTCGGATACCGGCCACGACCTCAATTCGTCCCGTTCCACCGACGCAAGCAACGCTGGGCTTGCATCGTGGCACACCGAAGAGCGGGCAAAAGCGTAGCGTGCATAATGGACCTCATCGACGGCGCGTTGAGGTGCAAGAAGACGGACGGCAGGTTCTCCTATGTTGGCCCGACCTACACTCAGACGAAGGCCACCATCTGGATGTACCTGAAGCGCTTCACAGCTGGCATCCCGGGGATTGAGCAGCGCGAAAGCGACCTCATGGTCATCCTACCGAACGGCGCACAAGTCAGGTTGTTCGGGGCAGACAATTTCGAGCGGCTTCGTGGCTCCTATAGTGACGCCCTCGTCGTAGATGAGTATGCCGACATCGACCCCAGAGCGTGGCCAGAGGTGTTGCGACCGTCATTGGCCGATCGTGGTGGTTCAGCAGTGTTCATTGGCACCCCAAAGGGAAGGAATGACTTCTACAGGCTGCACGAACATGCCCAATCAAATCCTGATTGGTTCTCCCTGGTTCTGAAGGCGAGCGAGACGCATCTACTGCCCGACAGCGAACTGGGTGACATCCGCGGCATGTTAACGCCCGAGCAGTTCGCTGCCGAAATGGAGTGTTCATTCGACGCCGCAGTGCTCGGCGCTTACTTCGCCAAGGAACTGGACGAGGCGCAGAACGCCGGCCGCATCGGTGACGTGCCATACGATCCGCTGCTGCCCGTTCACACCGCCTGGGATCTCGGCGTTGGCGACAGCACCGCCATCTGGTTCTTCCAGGTCAGCCGTGCCGAGGTGCGCGTGATCGACTACTACGAAGCATCCGGCTACGGCCTCCCGCACTACGCCGCAGTCCTCACCTCGCGCGGCTACAACTACGGCACCGACTACCTCCCACACGACGCCCAGGCCCGACAGCTCGGCACCGGCCGCTCGCTCTGGGAGACGTTGCACAGCCTCACCAACCGCATCCCGCGCGTGTTGGCACAGCAGAACCTTATGGATGGCATTAACGCCGCGCGCGTCTCGATCGCCTCGTGCTGGTTCGATACATACAAGTGTCATGACGGACTCGAGGCGCTGCGCGCCTACCGCGCCGACTACGACGACAAGCGCAAGGCGTTCACCGATCGGCCACGTCATGACTGGGCCTCGCACGGGGCAGATGCGTTCCGGTACCTCGGCCTCGCCTGGCGCCAGATGCAGCCGGAGAAGCCGCCGAAGCCGCCCGAGGATAGCTGGGACCGCGCCTTCTCCCGCGCATCGCAGAGCACAGTCGAGAGTTGGCGCGTGGCCTAGGAGCACACATGACCGACAAGCCCGACACCACCACGATGAGCGGCGCCGAGTTCCAGCGCGCGGTTGGTACCGATCCAGCCAAGTGGGCCGAGGCGTTCGTGCGTGCTGGAGATCGCGACGGTTGGCTCGATGCTGTGCGTGATGAGCGCATAGCCTACGCGGTCCGCTGGTTCCGGGATTACGCTGACGCCTGCGTGGCCGAGGAGCTGGGGCGCGTCACCGCTCGCCTGGTGCCGCGGCAGGAATGATCCCGGTTCCGATCTACGACGAGCTGGATGTCTCGGTGCGTATCCGCACTGTCCTTGAGCGCGAGGGTGTCCGCACGTTGGAGCAGTTGTGCAGCCTGAGTGATGCCGATCTGCTCCGGTTCAAGCATTTAGGGCGCAACTCACTCAGGGAATTGCGGGAAGCGATCGAGGTATACAGGCAGGTCAGCGGCAGGACGATTGAAGCTGAACGCGAGTATGCCGAAGCATACGCCAAGTGGAAGGCTGGTGCCGCGGCATGACGACTGAGGCAGAGCGCCCTGTGCTCGACTGGTCCGCGCAAAAGACGGTCGTGGAGCTGATTGAGGAGGCCAAGTGGACCGTCACGCGATGGGAGTTGTATCGCAGGCTCTACGAGGCGCTGGACGAGATAGAGCGGCAATCGAGCGAGCGCCACAGGACGGTTGAGTAGCCCACAACCATAGGTTACGGGCACAAAACAAGATTATCGGTCGGAACAACCGCAGCGCTAAGGTCTAGACCAATCGTCCGATTGGCGGGGCGCGGAAAACCTACCGAAGTCCCGAACCTAATGCGCCGATATCCACGCGGAGCGGCATCGCAGCCCCATGCCAGACAACAGCCTAGCCCCACCGAACATGCCCTGGCTGTGGCAGCCCAACAGCCCCGTGGGCCAGCCCAACGGCCTCGGGCCGCCGATGCTCAACTACGCCGCCCCACCGAACCCAGCAGCCCCTACCGTGGGTCAGGGCGTGGCGCAGACGGCAGCGGACGTGGCGCAGGCGTTGCCGAGCTGGCCGAGCGTGGAGGAGCAGCGCCGCATGCTGCAGCCGCTATCGGGCTGGCAGGGCACCGCGGTGGACGCCGCCAAGCAGTGGGCCGAGGGCGTCATGATGGGCACCACAGCGCCGGGTGACGTGCCGCCCCCGGGCATCGTGGCGTATCACGGCAGCCCGCACAGCTTCGACCAGTTCGACACCTCCAAGATCGGCACAGGCGAGGGCGCGCAGGCGTACGGCCACGGGCTGTATCTCGCAGAGAATGAAGGGACAGCAGGGCAATATAGAAGCCTGTTGTCCCAAGCCCCTCGTGTTTACGGTAAACTCGTCGGAGAAGCGGATGGCGCTCCCCACGGTTATTTATACAGAGCTAATGGCGATGTTGATGAGGCAATCAAAGCGGCGCAGACCGATTTGAGCCAAGCACAGAGCAGTGGCGCAAAAATAGATCAGTTTAGGGCGCAGGGCGCCCAGAGCGCCTTAGACCAACTTAACGCATGGAAAGCGGATAATGCGGTAACGCCACCCGGCGGTCACATGTATCAGGTGAGCATCGGCGCTGATCCGGAGCATTTCCTCGACTGGGACAAGCCGCTCAGCGAGCAGCATCCGGTGGTGCAGCAGGCGCTGAACAACACACCCTATCCGCCGCACGATATGAGCATGTCGGTGCGACAGCATATGGCCGAGCTGGAGACCAACCGGGAAGGGACAACGCGCACAGGCGATCCGGCAGCATTAGCCGCCCAAGCGCTCCGTGACGCGGGTATCCCCGGCATTCGCTACCTCGACCAAGGCAGCCGTGGCGCTGGGCAGGGTAGCCACAACTACGTAGTTTTTGATGCAAATACGATACAGGTATTAAAGAAGTACGGGCTGGCTGGTCTCATGTTGGGAGCGGGAGGCGTGGCTTCACAGCAATCTGGGAACGGCCAGTGAAACGTCCTTTGGCTACCGCATCTCGCAGGTTGTCGGCTTGTGTTCCGAGAAACAGATGCGCTGGGTTCACGCAACGTCGGTTATCGCAGCGGTGGCAGACGCAAGCCCCATGCGCTCCTGGCATCTTAGGGATTGGTCCGAAGTGTAACTCGTAACTGACGCGATGTGCAGGACGTTTGAAGTGAGCGCCAATAGTCACGATGCCATAGCCTGGATTGCCGGGTGTCAGCGTCCAGTTCCAGCACTCGTCGGCACCGCGCTTGTCCACGCTTCGCCAAAAGCGCTCGGTCAGGAACTCTTGGGTGACAGGCTTGCGTCGAGCGATGCCGCCACACTCCGGCGAGCAGAACCGCTTGCCGCGTTTGGCCGTGGGCCCATGCCCTGGCGTGGTGTCGAACGGCGTTCCACAGACGCCGCATGGAACGGTAATGGTAGCTCGGGCTTGAATGCTGCGGCATTCCCACGAGCAATACCGAGCTGCAGCGCGTCGTTTTCTAAAGATGGTGCCGCAAGTCGCGCAGGCCGCATCGCCGTGTTTAACAGGTGGTGCCATGCCGGTGTGATAATATTAGCTCCCGGCATAGTCAACATCCGCAAATATGGCATCGCCGGCCTGATCGCAGGCGGTGGCGCCGCAGCCGCCGCAACCCACCAACAGCAGCCGAGCCAGTGAGCAGCTACTCAGCGTCCTCCGCATCCGGCGCCGCTATCTTCCGCCGCAGTTCCGCCTCGACGTGATCGAGCGCCTGGCGCCATAGCGGCAAGCCAACGACCAGCACGTCCTGGGGATCGAGACACCGTGTGGCCCGTAGCAGGCCTTCAGCCAACTGAAATGGCGTTATGACGATCCACGCTGGTTGCTGCGCATCGCCTTGGTCGTAGTGGTTAGAGCACCACTCCAGCGCAGCGCCGCACTCGTCTCCCTGCGAAATTGCGCAATGCCATTCGCCTTTAGCGAACTCCTCAAACGCCGCTCGCAGGTTACGCCGTATCTCTTCCGTGAGCGTTTCCTCAAGCGTCTCGATCCCGCAGCCCCAATCGCTGAAATCATAGATCGGCTCGACGCTATCCGACGCCTTCGTCTCGTCAGCCTGATCCGACATAGGAACCTCCCTCGCGATCCATGAGCGATACAGCCCTCCATCTTCACGTTAGCACGGAGCGCGGCCCCGACACGCCGCCGGCCATCCGTGACCTGACGGGCGGCGATCCCGACGCCTACCCCAAGGATTTGGACGACCTGCATGCCCGCCTGATCCGCTGGTTCGAGGAGAGCGAGCTGGCGCGCCAAGACGAGATCAGCCTGGCGCAGCGCGATCGCGACTACGTCGACCACAACCAATACACCAGGGACGAGTTGAAGATTCTGCGGGAGCGCGGCCAGCCGATCATTACGATCAATAAGATCAAGGACAAGTTAGAGCTGCTCTGCGGCATGGAGCGCAAGGCGAGGACCGACCCCAAGGCATTCGCCCGCACGCCGGCCGAGGAGGACCGCGCCGACGCAGCGACGCAGTGCTTGCGCTACATCGCGGACGATAACTCGTTCTCGCTACTGCGCAGTCTGGTATTCGAAAACATGTTGACGGAGGGCGCGGGCGGCATCGATCTCGGGCTTGAGGACGATGGCCAGGGATCGTGCAACGTCACGATGACGCACATTCCCTGGGACCGGGTGTGGTACGATCCGCACAGCCGATCGCTGGACTTTGCCGATGCGCGCTACAAGGGCATGGTGATCTGGACCGACAGGGACGCGCTCGAGGAGATGTATCCCGACGCCGACGATGTGATCGAGAGCAGCTTTAGCAGCACCGACTTCTACTACAATGACCGGCCGGAAACCGCGTTCTGGACCGACAACAACCGGCGGCGTGTGCGCCTCGTACAATGCGACTGGTCCGAGCGTGGAACCTGGTGGCGCGCGACCTACACCAGGTCGGGGTTGCTGGCCAAGCCGCAGCAGTCCAAGTTCAAGGACCGTAAGGGCAAGTCGTGCAGCGGGCTTCTCCTCCAGAGCAGCTACATCAACCGCGAAAACCAGCGCTATGGCATGGTGCGCGGGCTCATCAGCCTGCAGGACGAGATCAATAAGCGGCGCTCCAAGGCAATGCACCTGCTCAACGTGCATCAGGTCGTGGCCGAGCAGGGCGCGGTGCCGGATGTAGACAAAGCCAGGCGCGAGGTGGCCAAGCCCGACGGCTACGTGGAAGTGATGCCGGGGCTGAAGTTCGAGATCCAGCAAACCACAGACCTCGCCGCCGGCCAGTTCCAGTTGCTCCAGCACGCGACGGCTGAAATGCAGCTCTCGGGACCGAATGCGGCGATGTCAGGCACCGATCCGCGCGAGCTGTCCGGTCGCGCTGTGTTGGCGATGCAGGCCGGTGGTGCAGCGCAGAACGAGCCGCTGGCCGATGCGCTCAGGTTTTGGAGCAGGCGCGTCTACGAGAGCTGCTGGATGGCCGCGCGGGAGTTCTGGAGCGGTGGCAAATGGGTGCGCGTCACCGACGACCTGAACGAGACGCGGTGGGTCGGGATCAATCGCCCGGTGCGGCTGATGGACAAGCTCGCTGACATGCCGGAACAGCACCGCGCCATGGTGATGCAGCAGATGCAACTGCAACCCGGTGATCCGCGCCTACAGCAGGTCATCGGCATCGAGAACGACATCAGCGATTTGGACGTGGACATCACGATCGAGGAGGGCATCGACATCCCGAGCCTGCAGGCCGAGGAGTTCCAGAGCCTCGTGCAGCTCGCCAGCGTTCAGCCGGGGCTGATACCGGGCGACGTGCTCATTGCGGCGTCAGGGCTGCGCGACAAGGACATGATCCTCGAGCGCATGAAGGAACACCAGCAGCAGCAGCAGCAGGCCCAGCAGCAGGCGGGGCAACTCGCAACGCAGCACGCGCAAGCCGACATCGCGGGCAAACAAGCGAAAGCGCAGGCCGACATGGCGCTGGCGCAGGAGCGTAAGGTCAACGCCGCGGCCAATGTGCATTCCGTGCATGGCGAGTTCAGCGCACCGCCCTACGGGCAGCCGCATGTGGCTCCGGACAATCCGCCTGGCGCGTCACAGCCGATGCAGCAGCCGTTAGACCCTGAGCAGATGACGCCTGAGATGGCGATGGCTCACCACATGACCGACCTGGCCAAGAAGCAGGCCGACATTGCCAATACACGCGCATCCACGCTGCTGACCGCGGCGAAGATCCCGCAGGTTGCTCAAGCCACGTTGCATACCGCGCACCAGACGCACGCCACCGCGATCGGGACGAACAGGCTGATGCGCACGCCAATTCCACAGCCAGCGCCGCCGGGCGGTGCGCCATGAGCACCGTTCGCGTCTGCCCATTCTGCGAGAAGCTGCCCGACGACGACACCATGTATCTCGTCAATTCCCCCGGCGGCTACGGCATGCCTGAGATGTGGGCCTGCTCTGACTGCATGCGCAAAGCAGAGCCAGACTCAAAGATGGCCGAGCTCCGGGACGGTATATACGCCGATGACTTCCCACAGCCGCAGCCGCAAGGAGGTGCGCCGTGACCATGGTTTCCTGCAGGTCAAAACCATCAAACCCGCCGCCGTCTACGAACACCTTCCACGCCTCGCGAGTCATCTCCATACTTATTTTCCCAGCAGCGGCGGCACAGCGGCTCATCGGCGTCGTTCATGAAAGTCTCGCTGATCTGATCGTCGCGTGAGCCGAGACACTGGACGCATGGGAACCGAAACGCCCTGCTGGTCGTATTTAAGTCGCTGGTGGTTTTGTTTTCGCTCAACCAAGTATCTCCTCTAATGAGAGAGCCAGATCACGCAGCAGCCTGAGCGCGTGCGCTGGCGATATTTCTATCACCGGACCGCTCTCATCCGAGTAAATGGCCCGCAGCAAGATTGTTGGCGCAGTCAGGTTAGGCGTCGCGGTGACTAGAGGGGTTGCGTCGGTCGTATTGGGATCACCGGGCATCGCTTACAACCTTCTCGACAGCGTTCAACAAAGCTTCCCCAGGCGACCTTCCATTTGCTCGGGTCATGCGACCGCCGCCATCCCGATACTGAAGCCCACATTGCCACAGGCCAGTCGGATCATGTCGATCGCCTGCGAAATAGACCGGCAAGACGCACTCGCCAAGATCGTGCAGGAACCAGTTGTCGGGGATAGCCTCAAGCAGAAGCGTATCGATCTGGTTGGTCGTAGAGGATTTCGCGTCGCTCATTGCAAAGCCTCCCAGCACGCGCGCTCTACTGCCGCTCGAAGCGTCGGCCCCCACGCTCCTGACGTTCGGATGGGCCAGGGCTTTTCCGGCCCCTCAAGCTGCACCCACCACTCGCCGCCGTTGGCGCTTTGGATGCAGGAAATGAACCGCCAACCGACCGGGATCGCGTCGAGCGGGATGCAGTTCTGGCACTGGCACGGGTCAGTCATCCTGTTTTACTCCGTGCTTCCGACACCATGCAGGACTGCCTGCGAATAGATCGCTCATGCGGTTGGGACATTCCCAGTCGCACTCCTCGGAGCCAGCCTTTAGACATTGGCCGTCAGGCATCAAGCCGCAGTCCTCATAGTCGCCATCTTCCTCGTCCCAGTCGCCCGGGGCGTCGTCATAGCCATCTGACGGGGTGGTTTGGTTATCTGGCATCGCGCTTCTCCTGCCACTCGGCACCGGCCACGAACGCCTCCCTCAGTGCCCAGCCGTGCCACATGAGATTGGCCTTGTCGTAGGCGTGCGGGATCATCGCCTGGACGAACTCATAGCCAGCCTCTGTCTTGGCCCACTCGTGCCCGTCAGGGCCGGTGGTTTTGGAGTCAGCCATGGTTGTGGCGCCACCCGGCAGTCTTTCCGGCAAAGCGTGTGTTCCATATGCGCCATATGCGATCAGCCACGAAATGGCTGCGAGGACGTTGCTGCCAGGTCAGCAAGCCCTTATCGGGGTCGTAGACGAAGCACTGGCGCAGATATTCAGCGGAGGGTAGGGGTTTGGCAGCCATGCGATCCTCTCATACAGGCTCGGTGGTCAGAGGCGCGGGCGCCCTCGCCAGGGCACCGCGTCTCGCTCGGGCGATCATAGCATGAACTTCCTGCTGCTGGTCGTCATCCTGATCGTGCTGTTCGGCTTCGGCGGTGGCTACTACGGCTACCGCGGCGGCTACTACGGATATGGCGGCTTCGGAGGAATAGGGCTTGTGCTGCTGATCATCGTGCTGCTGCTGCTATTCGGTGGTGGCCGGTTCTGGTGATGTCGCGTGCTGTTCTGGACGCTCGTCGGCCTGGGACTGTTCGCGGCGCTGATCTGCACCATCCTGGTGATTGCGATGCTGATGGCGACGCGGGACACCAACTTTGATTGAGCGGCGGTGATGAGCCACGGGGCGCTGCTCGGGATCATGGTGCTGGCGCTGGTCGTGCTGCTGATCTGCACCATCCTGGCGATTGCGATGCTGATGTCCACCAGAGACACCAACTTTGATTGAGCAATAGCGAGTAGCGGGCGGCTCTGGCGGTCACCGCCCACTACTCATGTCGCCCAGACTGGCCGTCCCGGGCAGTTTGCACCTGGGCGACAGCGCCATCACAGCACGGTTGAGTCCAACCCGCAACGACACACTGAGGGCCAATGGCAATCCTGACTGTCAGCAACGGCCAGAGCATCCAGGCCGCGATCAACGCGGCAGCGTCCGGCGATACGATCGACGTGGCGGTCGGCACCTTCACCGATCAGTTCCTGACCATCCGTACCTCGATCACGCTACAGGCGGTGGGCGGCGAGGTGCTGATGCGGGAGACCACCAGCCCGCCTGACGGCAAGGCCTATATCACGGAGGGTGCGAGTGGCATCAGCGTCGCGATCAATGGGTTCGACATTAGCGGGGTGGCTGTACCGGATCGAAATGGCGCTGCGATCCGCTACGAGGGCGGCAGCCTCTCGCTCAAGGACGACTACTTCCACGGCAACCAAGAAGGATTGCTCGGCGCCGCTGATCCGAATGGCAGCATCACGATCGACCATTCAGAGTTTGCCAACAACGGCGACGGCTCAGGGTCAACTCACAATATCTATGTTGGAGCTATCGCGTCTTTCAGCATTACGAACAGCTATGTCCACGACGCGGTTGTAGGGCATGAGGTCAAGAGTCGCGCGGCGAACAACACCATCACGGGCAATCGCATTTTCGACAACAACGGAAGCGCCAGCTACAGCATCGACGTGCCGAACGGTGGGAATGCGACGATCAGCGGCAACCAGATAGAGCAGGGAGCGCACACCCAGAACCCCGCGATATTTGCTTGGGGCGAAGAGGGCAACACCAACGGCGGGATGATGTTCATCACAGGGAACACCATCGTCAACGATGATCCGAGCGGATA